GAGCAGCAGCAGGCGCTTTAACGTCTTTTAGATAACGAACATTGCCCGCGTTGTTGACAACATAAGCGCGGCCTTGATCGTCGTATTGCGGCGTGGTGCCGTATTCCGCTTCTTTTGGCTTTTCCATTGTTCGCGAAAGCATAGCCGCCAGCGCCGGATTGCCGCGCATTGCAGCCGATCCGGCAGGGGTCATTGCCATACGCATAGCATCTTCCGGCGATGCGCGGTACTGACTCTGTACGCGCACCTCGTCCAAACCAGACGCATCCGGCATAACAGGCTCTGCGATTGGGGCACCGCCCATCAACCGGCCAATAATCTGCTGCCCTGAGCGTGACACCTCAGCTTCCGCCTTCTCTCCCGCCTCACGCGCCTTTCGCATTTCGCGGCCAAGAAAATACCCCTCCAGTGCCTTGACGACAGGGGCGGCTTTCGGGATCGGTGCGCCTTGATACTGACCCGGGTCGTATGCCTGCTGTGCAAGCATTTCCGCCATCATTTCACGACGTCGAGCCTCGGCTGCCTGACGCTCGTATTCGGTGGGCAGCGAAAAGACTTGCACTTGTTTGACTTTTTCACGCGCCATATTCAAATGCCCCTCTGTCCTGACCCCCCTGCGGCGTCGTCATGCCGGGGCTAGCGGGCTTGCGCGTCGGGTAGGTGTTAAGGAATTGCTTGGGTGCCGGGGCCGACGTGGCCGCGCTCTGCGATACTTGTAGCATCTGCGCGAGACGCTGACCTTTGTTGTTCGGCGTGTAGGGATTGTCGTACATAAATTAACCTCTGCCGTAAGCCATGCCAGCTGCGCCAGCAAGGCCACCGAGTAGCCCCATCTGGGCATTGTATGCGCCGACCTGATTGCCGTAGTTCTGCTGCGCGAAGTTGCCTGCCGCCTGTTGTGCGGCAAAGAGCGGCGCAGCGGCGACTTGTGTGCCTTGGTAGCCTTGAAACTGCGGCATCTGTACCTGAGACCCGCCAAGTAGCGCCGTGATCTCGTTGATCGGCTGCGCTCGCAGCGCCATTTGCTCGGCAAGGCCCTGCTGGCGCGCTTGGTTGGCAAACGCTGCTGCGGCCTGCGCTTGGTTGAACCCTTGGTTCTGCGCGGCAAGTTGCATCTGGTACTGCTGCTGTGCCGCAGCCTGACGCTGTGCAAGGGCTTGGTTGTAGAACCCAGCCACGTCCATGCCCTGACCAAACAACTGCGACTGACGGGCTGCTTGCGCGGCCTGCTGCTGTAGCGCGGCCTGTTGGTTCTGTGCAAGTGCGGCGTTGGCTGCTTGTGTCGCTTGCTGTCCCATCCCAAACTGAGCAAGGATCGCCTGTTGGTTAAAGCCTTGTGCGCCAAGTGCCTGCTCAAACGCTTGACGTTGCGCGGCGTTCTGGGCCTGTTGTGCGGCAAGGGACTGCTGAAGGTTCTGCGAGACTGACTGGTTGTACAATTGCTGGCCTGACAAGCCCATCCCAAACTGCGCCTGACGCGCCTGATTGGCAAGGTCAGCCTGCGCTTGCAACTCGCCAAAGCCTTGCTGTCGCATCGCAGCGTCAACCGAAATGCCTTGCAGCGCAGCCTGCGTAATAATGTCGTTTTCTTGCTGCGCCTGCTGACTCATTGCGGCGTTGTAGGCTTCACCGCCACGCACTAGCCCTTGGTTCGCCAACTGGTTCTCAAGGGCCGCACGCTGCGCTTGGATGGCCGGAAGCGACCGCGAAAGGATCGCCTGTTGTGCAGTCATGCCAGCGCCAACCGGCATCTGAGCAAGCCGCGAGGTATCAAGCGTCTGCTGCAACTGTTGCTGCGGGACGTTCGCGCCCGCAAAACCGAATAACCCGGCTTGTGGGGCGTTCTGCACGCCACCCACACCCGAGAGGTTGGCCTGCGACAACTGCGCTGCTTGCGGGCCTCCTTGCGCCTGACCCATGCCCATGAGGTTAGGCGCAGCAGCAAGGCCTTCAGCGCCGGGGGCGTTGGTCGCTTGCCCCATTGCGGTTAGGTCTGGGCCTTGGCCGACCGGGGTGTAGCCGATGCTCTGCTGCATCGGTGCAAGGTTGGGGCTGAACGGGTCGGCAAAGATGCCGCCGACCTTGCCAATGGCCTGCTGGCCGAGATTGGCTAACCCCAACTCGGTCTGCTGCTGGGCCTCTAGCGCCTTTTGCGCTGCGGGGGTCAGTTCCTGCCGAATCGTCGGCTGTTCAATGCTAACCGTGAAGTCTTTTATGTCAGGCGGGGCCTGCACAGGCTTTCCAGCGGCAACGTCCGCTCGAAACTGCTCCATCGCCTTGTTGTAGGCGGTCTGGTCAGTCGTGGATTGCTTGTTCCACGTTACTTGCTGCGAGCCAAGCGGCGTGTATATGTTCGGATTCGACATATACGCCGACTGCTTGGCCGCTTCCAAATTAGCAGCGCCCTGTGCAATCGCAGAGGCGGTGTAATCAGGCGTAGCGGGCGGTTTGGGGGAGGACTTTCCCATAGCGATCACCTAAAAAGCGGCAACTCTCTCGTGCCAGCGTAAAAATAACGATGTCTCCGGTAGGTGCCGCATCCTTGATGCGCGCTTCTTCCGAAAACCCCATTTTCTTAACTAGACGCACCGCTTTAGAGTTGTCGCTCGTGATCGGCGCGATAATCTTATCAACATCGCAGACCATAAAGGGATAATGAAACACGGCTGCAAGATATTTTTTCGTCATCGGGGCGTGAAACACGATATGGCAGACGATGGAACGCTGGTTCCAGTTCTCGTAAACCGTCCCACACACCAATTTTTCACCATCGTGCAGACCAATGGCCTCCGACCGATCAGCGTGATACCCGCCGCCCGTCTGGTTCATGACCCAATGACCCACCTCGGGGCCGGTGACTATATTCCTGCCCATCCCATCTGATACACCACATCGGTAGCGGCCCACTGAATCTGCATATTCTTGCTTGTGCTATTCAGTTGGATTGCGCCGCAATAGCCGATGCCGGTGATCCCTTGCCAGTTGTTCGTAATTTCCACATCAGACCCCCATATAGCCTGATCCCATAGACCAACATCCCACAGACCCGCTACCTGCGGGCTAAACGACAGCGGGGCAGTGGAATCTGTGATGCTAAAGTCCACGTTGATCGCGCAGACGATGGCGGGTTGACCGTTTGTAAAAATGCTTGGGCGCGCACGGGTGAAGTATTTTTTCACCCCGCGTGATTCAAAGTAGTTGAAAGCTTGCAGCGCACGAGCCGCAATGTTTGCGTTGTTGTCAGCGTAGCCCGTTGATCCGGTCGTCCACGCCTTGCCCACAAAGCCTGCGCCGCCAAAATACGGGTCGTCGTTCAGCAGCGACCAGCAGAACGCATACCAGCCGGTAAACTTTGCCCATGCTTTTGTGATGTTGTTCATCACAAATTGTTGCTGCGCGCCTTCCGCAACTGGAATGTTTACGAAAAGCGCGTTGTTCTTGGGGTTGTACAGCAATCCCCATCCAAAATTGGCTTGGTACTGCGCCGTGGCCGCGGCAAATGCGCCTTGTATCTTGTCTGATAGCGCCACGTTCGGGTCTAGCCGAGACGACTGCAATGCCGAGGCAAGCGGTAGCAATCCATCTAGCGACAGGATCAACAAGTCGCCCGCGTACTTGAGCAAACACCGCGACCCGCCCACAGGCGAGCCGACAATCCAAATGCCAATCAGCGCCCACGTTGACGCAGATGCTGGGTCAGTGCCTCGATACACCAGCACCTCGCCGTTAGACGTTACAAACACAAGGTTGTCGTCAACGCCATAGCCTGCGTCAATCGTCCATGCGGCCATCGCCACAAGGTAGCCGCCCAATCGAGCGACCGATGACAGGTCAAGAACCTGTGCCGCACCGCCCACGCTAGAGGTCGGCAGATACCATGCCTTTAACGTGTCCTTCTGGATGAACCACATACGGTTCTTAAACAGCGTCGGCGTTGTCAGCGTTGTCGTTGTAACGCCCGTAATTGCAGGCGTAGAAGCGCCCGTGATGCTTGTCCACGTTGACCCGTTGTACAGGTAAGGCGTGTTGACGCCGTTTGCCATGTACAAGTAGTTGCCGCCTGACGTCGTGACGTTGGTGTAATCCCACCGCGAATTGGACAAGCCGGAGACTGCCGCAGCGCCTACCGCACCGCTTGCCGTAACGTCGTACACCTTGCCGTCGCTGATCGCAAACAGCTTGTCAGTCGTTGCGCCCGAATACGTCATCAGCGTTTCGACGTCATCTGGCAGGCCAGTCGCGTGGCGTTCATAGCCGCCACGCAAATTGACGTTGCTGACGCTAGGAAAGTAGTTTTCCAGCGTCACGGCATCTGTTGGGGCCATGTTTGCAAGCGAGTCACGCGCATTCCAGCCGCCCACGGGGGCGGGCAGCGATACCACGTTGGCCGCTGCCCGCTGGACGAACTGACGGCGTTTAAGCATTAGTCGCCACCATAGCCGCTGTCAGGAATGTTGTCGTAGCCGATAAGAACCGTGCCGGGACGCGGCGCGAACGACAGGTTGGGCGATGCCGTGTCTTGTCCCACAACCGTTTCCAACACCATCAAATAGTCCCGATACAGCGCCGTGGTGTCAAAACCCTTTGCTTCAAAATACTTGAGTTTGGTGGATAGAACCATGAGCCGATCAGGATAAATGCAGGTGTCGTTGTCAGCCGTAAACGACTGTTTCGGAACACCTGACGAACTTTCTGCCCACGCGGTGCTGCGATACTCAAAGCCGAGAAGCTCGCCAGCGTTGACGCCGGGCCAAATCTGGAAATAGTTGCCGAGCAACCGCCAGCGGATACGCGGGCCAGTGCTGATATAGCCCGACAGCAGCCATTCCCACTGCTGCGGGGACTCTGGGCCGAGCATTTCCCACCGTTTGCTCTTGTCCCAATGCGTGCGGTTAACCGTACTCTGGTAGTCACTCGGCAGTGCGTATTTGACCTTTTGGAACACAAGGCCGCCGCCCACTTGGCCCTCGGTGGGGTAATAGTTCAGCGTGACTTGGGTGCCGCTATCAACGCTTGTGACGTAAGTGGCGTTAGGGATGCCGACGCCAGTAACCTGATACGAGGTGGACAGCGTTGAAGTGTCTGGAATGCCAGTAATCGTTGCGGCTGAAGTTGTCCACGTCCCTGTGGTACTCAATGCTTCGGTGTAAAAGGTGTGCTGGCGGGTCAATTGACGCCAGTCAGCCTTGGTCATCAGTTCGTAGCCGGACGCATTCATCAACGCCAAAATCTGAATGACGTCTTGGTTAAGGTTTCCGGCTACCGTTGTCGGTGTGCCAATGCCCAACTCGTTCGTAACCTGTTGGACAAGTTGGAGCATTGTTGTCATGCACTATCTTCCTTTGGCGGTCGCCCACGACGGGGCTTATCAAGAAGTTCAGCCATCT